GTATGAGTCGGCTTGGCACTGCTTGGGGCCACGCGAAGGGACTGTTATAACCATGCCGGCCCAGAAATGGTTGAATTGGTCCCCATCTGGCAGTGAAATCGTTCAGCTCGCCCAAGCGGGCCCCGGCAATACCGCCGCCGATATAGTTCTGTCAGTTTTGTCAGTTCAGCGTGAGCCCGAGCCAAAAGATTCGGCAGGTTCCCTGCGAAAGGGGGTTCACGCGATCTGTGAGACCCACGGGAACAATCTGTACGATCTCGACGCTGCTGAAGCCCTGCAAGAAATCGCCGGTCTGTTAGCCGCGGCTTACCAGCGCTTTGCACGCGTCACCAGGGTGCCAGCGAATCCAGCCGGTAATCTGGCCCAAGATGGACTTGCTTTATCCGGCGGCTAGAGCGTTCATGGATGTGACCAAGACTCATGAACAAGCCACGTCCATTCCTGGTTCGAGCACCGCGGGCTACCGTAAGCCTGGATCGGCTCGCGGGGATGAAACCGGATGACCTGCAGCGACTATTTAGAGAGCTATTCGGCTCCGCCGCTTCATCCGACAACTGCGAATACGCTCGGCGAAAAATCGCGTGGCACGTCCAGGCGGAGCACGAAGGCGGCCTACCTGAGTCCGCTAGGCAGCATGCGCTTGCAATCGCAAGAAGCTCCAAGCTCCGGCTTCGCACGGGAGCGAATGCGGAGCGCCGCTCCCAGGGTTTGCCGCTAGAGCACGCCATCACAACCCACGTCGTCTCCGATCACGACTCCCGCCTCCCGATGCCTGGGAGCGTCATCGTTAAGAAGTACAAGCAACGGATGATCATCGTTAAAGTCCTCAGTGCGGGTTTCGAGTATGAAGACCGGCACTTCTCCTCGCTAACCGCGATCGCTAACGAGATCACGGGCTCTAAGTGGAACGGATTTGTATTTTTCGGCCTGGCGCGAGATCATGCCCGCTAACTCCAAGCGCGCCATCGTGCCTGCCGTCACCGCGGGCCATATCCGCTGCGCCATTTATACCCGCAAGTCGACCGAAGAAGGTCTCGACCAGGAATTCAACTCGCTGGACGCCCAACGTGAGGCAGGGGAGTCCTACATCACCAGTCAGCGGTACGACGGCTGGACGGTACTGCCCGAGCGGTACGACGATGGCGGTTTCACCGGAGCCAACATGGAACGGCCGGCCTTGAAAGCACTGCTTGGGGACGTCCAAGCTGGCAAGATCAACTGCATCATTGTATATAAGGTTGATCGCTTCTCGCGCTCCCTCCTGGATTTCATGAAAATGATGGAGATCCTGGATAAGCACGGGGTTACCTTTGTTTCGGTGACTCAGCCGTTCAACACGACGACGTCGCCAGGCCGACTCCTTGTCAACATGCTGTTTTCATTCGCGCAGTTTGAGCGTGAAATGATTTCCGAAAGGACGCGCGACAAGATGCGCGCGGCTCGCCGAAAGGGCAAATGGGTCGGCGGGAATCTAGTCTTGGGTTATGACTTGTCGCCAAAGGGAGGAGCGCTCGTCATCAACCTCAATGAGGCGGACCGGGTGCGAGACATCTTCCGGCTGTATCTCGAGCTTAGATCGCTGATTCCGCTGGTCGCGGAACTCGAGAGGCGGGGCTGGACGATGAAGGCATGGACCACGCGCGAGGGTCGCGAAACCGGCGGCTCACGATTCACCAAGACGACGCTTCACAACCTGCTCACGAATATAAACTACACGGGGCGTGTGAAGTATGAAGGAGAGCTTCGCGATGGCGAACACGACCGGATCATCGAAGATGACATTTGGAACGCGGTACAGCAACAACTGAACCGAAACGGACGGCGGGGTGGTCGGAACATCCGGAACAAGCACAGCGCGCTGCTCAAGGGTCTCGTACGATGCGCGAGCTGCAAGTGCGGAATGACACACACGTACGCGCAGAAAAAGGGCAAGCCGCTCTACCGCTATTACGTGTGCATCAACGCCCACCAGCGGGGCTGGAATAGATGCGAGACGCGGTCGGTTTCGGCGCCAGAGCTCGAAAGAGCTGTAGTAGACCAGATTCGCGGTTTCGCGCAGCGGCCGGAGATTCTATCTGAGGTCCTGCGTCGGCTTGAACAGGACAGCCAACAGGGCGGCGGCACGTCCAACCCAACAACCGAGCCTGGTGACATTCGCGAAGCGCTGGCAAAGTTTGATCCGCTCTGGGAACAACTCAACGCATGGGAGCAGGAACGGTTCATTCGTGCCCTGGTAAAGGAAGTCAGGTACGACGGCCCGAGCGGGACTGTGACCGTTGGTTTCCTGTCCGAGGGGATAAAGGAACTGTGTCAACCGAATGGTTGATGGAGAGGACCACGATATGAAAAGCAACGAGGCTTTTGAGGTTAGTTTCCAACTCCATTCGGGGCCTCGCGTTCCGACCAGTGCCGCGGAGACACACATGTCCCCATCCACGGGGCGCCTGCCGCGTGTTACACAAGTGCTCGCCTTGGCGATCCAGTTTCAGAACATGATCGCGCAGGGCGACGCCAAAGACTACGCCGATCTCGCCCGCCTTGGAGGCCTATGTCGGGAGCGCGTTAGCCAGATCATGCGCCTTGGCTATTTGGCTCCCGATATTCAGGTTGAACTGCTTTACCTGCCGCCGACCGCTACCGGTCGGTGCCCAATCAGCGAGACGAGCGTGCGCAAGATTGCGAATCTCCTTTCCTGGACCGTGCAGCGCCTGCAATGGGCGCGTGTAAAGGCACTCTATGGGCTCACCGAGCCGCCAGAGAAGTCAAAAGCGTCCGGATCATTAGTTCAAGATAATAAGTGCTGAGCAATGCAGCGCAATCCTGATCTATCCGATTGAATAAAAGCGAGTTATCTAACTTTTTCTCCTCGTTTTTTCGGCGATTTTGGATCATAATACGGGCACGATGTTCGACTTCGGTTTGAGTGAAGGAACGGCCGGGAGAGCGCGAGGCAACAGCAGCTCAATTCTATTGATTGACGATCCGCAAGCGACGCTTCGAGGAAGGGTCGTCGAATGTGATTTCGATCTTCGACTCGGTGCATGGGAAGCATCAGTGACACTGCCGAAGTCATTGCGCAGGATGGTTGTTGGGTCCTACCTGGCGACTTTTGGCGGGCGGGTGGAAAGGTTGCTCGAAATCACTAGCGCCAGGAAATTTAAAGAGGTCGTCACCCAAGGTCGTCGGGTCGTCGCCTGGAGGTTGTCGCGTGTTTTCTCAAGCAATGGCAAAGCGAATCGAAATTTGGCCGATCGAAAAGCTGATTCCGTATGCGCGGAACCCACGCACGCACTCGGATGCGCAGGTCGCGCAGATTGCCGCCAGCATCGCCGAGTTCGGGTTTGTAAATCCGGTATTGGTGGATGGCCAAGCAGGCATCCTTGCCGGCCACGGCCGCTTGCTTGGCGCCCAAGCCCTCCAACTCAAGGAAGTACCGGTGATTGTGCTGGACCACCTCACTCCCGCTCAGCGAAGGGCATATCTGCTTGCTGATAACAAGCTCGCCGAACTGGCCGGCTGGGACCACGATCTGCTGCGGCTCGAGCTGAAGGAGCTGGAGCTTGAGGACTTCGATCTCGGCGTGATTGGGTTCAGCGACGAGGAACTGTGCGAGTTGCTGGCTGACCCCGACGAAGTAAGTCCCGGCCTAACGGATGAAGACGCGGCTCCGGAAGCGCCGAAGCGCCCGGTGAGCCTTGGCGGCGATCTCTGGGTACTGGGAAAGCACCGGCTCCTATGCGGCGACGCGACTGACCTTGAAGCGGTCCAGCGCCTCCTCGGAGGCGAGCACGCGGACCTAGTCTTCTCCGATCCTCCATACAACGTCGATTACGAAGGCTATACCGCGGACAAGCTCACGATTAGGGGTGACCGGATGAAGCCGGAGGCGTTTGACCGATTCCTGCGCGGTGCATTCGCCAGTTATCGAGCCACGGTGAAACCAGGCGCGTCGCTCTACATCTGTCACGCATCTTCCGTTCAGCGGGAATTTCAAGGCGCGCTCGAAGGGGCCGGGTTCGCGGTGCGCTGTCAAATCATCTGGGCGAAGAACACGTTTGCCTGGGGATTCGGGCGCTACAAATTTCAGCACGAACCAATCTTCTACTGCCATGTCTCTGGGCAAAGTGACGCCTGGTACGGTGACAGGTCTCAATCGACGCTGTGGCAGGAAAAGAAACCGGCGGCGAATCGCCTTCATCCGACGATGAAGCCGGTCGAGTTAATCGAGCGCGCCCTCACCAATAGCAGCAAGGACGGCGACTGCGTGGTGGATCTATTCGGCGGTTCTGGTTCAACGTTGATTGCCTGTGAACGTCGCTGTAGAAATGCCCGGTTGGCAGAAGTCGATCCGAAGTACACAGACGTGATCGTGAAGCGTTGGCAAGAATACACCGGCAAGCGAGCGGTGCTCGCCGGAACAGACCGCAGTTTTGATGAAATCGCTGCCTCCCGGTCGAGATAGAAGATGGAGCCTCTGAGCCTGCGGGGATACGCCAAGCACCGGGGTGTCACTTTAAAGGCAGTTCAGAAGGCGCTCGCGTCTGGTCGAATCACCAAACGTGACGACGGGCTTATCGATCCAGACGTATCGGATGTGAACTGGGCGCGCAACACAGGCCCGCGGCCCCAGACTTCGCAGAAATCAGCGCCCGCCTCACCACACCATAATGTCCAACACCACGCCGAGCTGCCGACTCGCGAACCGAGCGATCCAATCAAGCTTGAAACGGGTCTCGAATACTCGCGAGCCCGCGCCGTCCGTGAAAGCTATCTTGCGAGGTTGACCAAGATTGACTTTGAAGAACGTACGGGTAAACTAGTCAGCCGCGACGAGGTGCAAGTTGCCGCGTTCAACAAATTCAGGCAGTTTCGCGACCGGATGCTGAATATCCCCGCTCGTCTAGCCGCGGAAGCAGCGGCCGAGAGCGACACCTCGCGCGTTCACGAACTCATCACGAGCGAGATTCGTAAAGCGCTTCTAGAGTTCTCAGATGCAAACGGTTGAAGAGATCTACGGGCGCGCGGCCGCGAAAGGGGCATGTCCCGATCCAGTATTGAGCGTGTCGGAATGGGCGGACACCTATCGAACGCTTTCGCAGCGGGCATCAGCCGAGCCAGGCCCGTGGCGAACCGATCGCACGCCCTACCTTCGTGAAATCATGGACTGCCTGTCACCGTCATCGCTGGTCGAGACCGTCGTCTTGATGAAGGGTGCCCAGGTAGGCGGCACCGAGTGTGGGAACAACTGGATTGGTTACATCATCCACCAGGCGCCCGGCCCGATGCTTGCAGTCCAGCCTACGACCGAGCTGGCCAAGCGCAACTCGAAGCAGCGTATCGATTCCTTGATTGAGGAGAGCGATGTGCTTCGAGGACTCGTGAGCAATCCGCGAGCCCGCGATTCGGGCAATACGATACTTGCGAAAGAATTTCCGGGCGGCATTCTGGTAATGACCGGCGCGAACAGTGCTGTCGGACTTCGGTCCATGGCCGCGCGGTACTTGTTCTGCGATGAGGTGGACGGCTATCCGGGTGACGTGGACGGTGAGGGGGACCCGGTCAATCTGGCACTGGCGAGAACCCGTACGTTCGCCCGGCGCAAGATATTCATGATCTCGACTCCGAAGATCACTGGCCGCAGCCGGATTGAATCCGCTTT